CCTGACTGAAGCCGCAGTTCGCTTTCAGTCCGAGACAATTATCGAAACCTTCCCCGCCCAAGGCCCCGTCAAAACGCAGATCATTGGCGCAATCGACAAATTGAAGGAAGAGGCTGCGGAGCGTGTTCGTACCGACATGAACTTCCAGTTGGTTGACGGAATGCCCGAGTACCGCCCAGAGCATGAGCGCATGCTTTTTAACTTGGGTCTGGCTGGCGCAGCCTTTAAGAAGGTGTACTTCGATCCCAGCCTTGGCCGTCAGACCTCAATCTTCTGCCCCGCAGAGGACGTGATCATCCCCTATGGCTCCTCTGGTGCCCGAACCGCAGAGCGTGTTACCCATGTGATGCGTAAGACCAAGAACGATGTGCGCAAGCTTCAAGTCGCAGGTTTTTACCGTGATGTTGAACTGGGTGAGCCTGTTATCTTGCACAACGATGTGGAGAAGAAAAAGGCCGAGGAGCAGGGTTACTCCGTCACCGATGATGACCGCTACCAGTTCCTTGAGATTCAAGTGGACTACGACATGCCCGGGTACGAGGATGATGATGGCATCGCCCTTCCGTATATCGTGACCATCGACAAGGGTACAAACAAAGTCCTGTCGGTGTACCGCAACTGGAAAGAAGACGACGAGAAAAAAATCAAGCGCCAGCACTTTGTTCAATATGACTACGTGCCCGGTTTCGGTGCTTATGGCTTTGGCTACATCCACTTGATTGGTGGATACGCCCGGGCCGGCACATCGTTGATTCGTCAGTTGGTTGACGCAGGAACTTTATCCAACCTACCCGGCGGCTTAAAGTCTCGCGGCCTTCGCATTAAAGGTGATGACACCCCAATCGCTCCGGGTGAGTTCCGTGATGTGGATGTGCCGTCCGGCACCGTGCGCGACAACATCATGCCTTTGCCATACAAAGAGCCAAGCCAAGTGCTGTCTGCTTTGTTAGACCGCATCACAGAAGAAGGTCGCCGTCTTGGCTCGATTGCTGATATGAAAATCAGCGATATGGGGGCCAATGCGCCTGTTGGCACGACTTTGGCCTTGCTTGAGCGCCAACTTAAAACTATGAGCGCGGTACAGGCCCGGGTCCATTTCTCTATGAAGCAAGAGTTCAAGCTTCTCAAAGAAATCATCCGCAACAACACCCCGGGCGACTACGAGTATGTGCCAAATGGCGCGAACCCAAGAGCCAAGAAGGGTGACTATGACATTGTGGAAGTCATTCCAGTGTCTGATCCTAACAGCTCGACCATGGCTCAGCGGATCATGCAGTACCAAGCTGTGATCCAGTTGTCCCAGAGTGCTCCGCAAATCTATGACTTGCCCCAGTTGCACCGTCAAATGATTGAAGTGCTGGGCATCCGCAACGCGGAAAAGTTGATCCCAATTGAAGACGACATGAAGCCACGCGACCCAGTGTCTGAAAATATGGCTTTCTTGACCGGCAAGCCCACCAAAGCCTTTATCTACCAAGACCATGACGCACACATTGCCGTCCACTCATCCATGATGCAGGACCCAATGATCATGGGCCAGATGGGTCAAAACCCCATGGCCCAGCAGATGCAGGCCGCCATCATGGCTCACATTGCGGAGCACGTTGCATTCCAGTATCGCAACCAAATCCAAGAGCGCCTTGGCGCAACCCTGCCAGCACCCAACGCAGAAATGCCGGAGCAGGTTGAGGTTCAGTTGGCCAAGCTGGTCGCCCAAGCAGCACAGCAGCTTACCCAAATTCACCAAGGTGAAGCCGCTCAGAAGCAGGCCCAGCAACAAGCTCAAGACCCCATCGTGCAGATGCAACAACAAGAGTTGCAGATCAAGATGCAGGACGCTCAGACCAAGGCACAGAAGGTGCAGGGTGACTTGGCCCTCAAGGGGCAGGAGCTGCAACTCAAAGCCCAAGAGATGGCAAGCCGCCAAGGCGAAAACCCAGAGATTGCCGCAGCCAAAGCGCAGCAAGAAATGGCCATGGAGCGCCAAGTTCACGAGCAGGAAATGGCTCAGCGTCAGCAAGAGTTCGAGCAAAAAATGGCCCAAAAACAACGTGAAGCATCCATGAAGATGCAAACCAAGTTGATGGAACTTGCAAACAAGCCGGCTGCTCAATCGCCGGAGAACTAAGAGGGTAAATGGACACCAAAATTTTCGAGCTCCTCAATAAACGGATTGAGGATCAAATCAAAAGTCATTCAGAAGCTTTGGCATCTGGGCAGTCGAAAGATTATGCCCAGTACCGAGAGTTGTGCGGGGTCATCCGAGGTCTCCAGACCGCACAGCGTGAAATTGGCGACCTCGTGCGTAACCTGAAAGATGACAATGACGACTAACTTTGATGTTCAGGCGGTTGATTTGTCTGGCGTCCTCAACAAACCTGTTGAAGATAAAGCCAAACAAATTCCAGACCCGCAAACCTACCACCTTCTGTGCATGCTCCCAGAAGCCAAAGAAGAATATGAGGGCGGCTTGCTCAAAGCCAGCCAGACAATGCAGTATGAAGAGCTGCTGTCGCCCGTATTGTTCGTGGCCAAAATGGGTCCGGATGCATTCAGAGATGAAAAACGCTTTCCAAGTGGCCCGAGCTGCAAGGTGGGTGATTTTGTAATCGTTCGGCCCAATACCGGCACGCGGATGAAAATCCACGGAACCGAGTGGCGGATTATTAACGACGATTCTGTCGAGGCGGTTATCGAAGACCCTCGCGGCGTGCAGCGCGTTTAAGGAGTCATCATGGCTGAACTTGATAAAACAGAATTTACCTTTCCTGACGAGGCGGAAGAAAAACAATCCCGGGCTGGCTCTAAAGTTGTAGAGGTTGAGCCGGAAGTTGAAATTGTCGATGACACCCCAGAGCAGGACCGTGGCCGAAAGCCCATGGAAGATGCCCCCAAGGACGTCACTGATGAAGAGCTTTCTAAGTACGACGAGAGCGTGCGTAAGCGCATTCAGCACTTCACCAAGGGTTACCACGAAGAGCGTCGAGCCAAAGAAACCGCCTTGCGGGAAAAGGACGAAGCTTTTAGGCTGGCCCAACAGATTGTTGAAGAGAACAGAAAGCTCAAGGGCTCTTTAAGCACCAATCAAAACGCGCTGCTGGAACAAGCCAAGCGCAATGTCGCCAATGACATGGAAGAGGCCCGTCGAAAATACAAGACGGCCTATGAGTCTGGCGATTCTGAGGCACTGGTTTTGGCCCAAGAGGAAATGACCTCTGCCAAACTTAAATCAGACAAGATCAACAGTTTCCGACCCCCTGCTTTACAGGAAGAAGAAAATGTTGTACAACCACGACAACAAGTTCCCCAAGAACAGCGTGTTGATCCAAAACTGGCATCGTGGAAAGACGAAAACCGGTGGTTTGGAGAAAACAAGCGAATGACGGCTTACGCTCTTGGCCTTCATGAAGACTTGGTGAACGAGGGTATCCCGGCTGGCACTGATGAATACTACAGACGTATCAACAGTGACATTAGGGGAAGGTTCCCAGATCAGTTTGAGTCTGGAAACCAGACGGATGCGCAAACTCCGTCGAGAACATCAAATAATGTTGCACCGGCAACTCGCAGCACAGCGCCTAAAAAGATCGTGCTGACGAAAACGCAGGTACAACTCGCTAAACGGTTGGGACTGACGAATGAGCAGTACGCCCGTGCAGTTGCGGCAGAAATGAGGAAATGAAAATGGCTAAAACAGAACTTGACAACCGAGAGCCTCGTGCTCTGCAAATGCGTGACACAGCCGAGCGTCCAAAAAAATGGATGCCACCCCAGCTTTTGCCTGATCCGTCACCGGAAGAAGGCTACGCTTATCGCTGGATTCGGATCGCCACGCTTGGCAAGGATGACGCCATGAACGTTTCCGGCAAATTACGAGAGGGCTGGGAGCCCGTTAAGGCATCGGATCACCCCGAAGTGCGTTTGTTTAGTACCGGTCAAAACCGTTACCCAGACAGCATTGAAGTTGGTGGCTTGTTGCTTTGCAAAACACCTGTGGAGTTTACTGAGCAGCGGAATGCGTATTACAGCCAACAAGCTGAGTCGCAGATGCAATCAGTGGACAACACGTACATGCGAGAGAACGACCCCCGTATGCCGCTTTTCAAAGAGCGCAGCACGAAGGTCACTTTCGGTAAAGGCGTTTAATTTTTTTGGAGTCCAAACATGGCTTACCCCACCGTTTCGGCACCCTACGGTCTGCAAGCAATCAATCGTATTGATGGCATGCCGTACGCAGGTGCAATCCGTCAGATTCCCGTAGCTGCTGGCTTCGGCACCGCCATTTTTGATGGCGATACCGTTGTGATCAACAGTGACGGCTATCTTGTTAAATCCACCACAACTGACTCTGGCAACATTGTTGGCGTGTGCATGGGCGGTCAATACGTGAACTCGAGTGGTCAAACCATTCAAGGTCAGTTCATTCCCGCTCTGGCGTCTACGTCCACCAATCTGGCGCTGGCCTACGTTGTTGATGACCCAATGGCCCTGTTCAAGGTCGCTGTTGTGACCTCTGGTACAACCATGGGTACTGCTGGCCGTACTGTTGTTGGTACCAACCTTGCGCTCGTCCTGAACGCTGGTAACACCACCACCGGTAATTCTGCTTTCGCCGTCACTTTGACTGGCGCTGGCACTACTGCCACCATCCCAATCCGTGTGATCGACGTTGTGCCCGAGACAGCTACTGCTGCTGACACATACACCGAGCTGTTGGTGAAAATCAACACGCACCAGTACAACAACACCACTGGTGTCTAAGGAGTAAATCATGGCTATTTCACGCGCACAACTGCTCAAGGAATTGCTCCCCGGCTTGAACGCTTTGTTCGGTCTGGAGTACGCTCGATATGGTGAGCAGCACAAAGAAATCTACGAAACCGAGACATCGGAGCGTAGCTTTGAAGAAGAAACCAAGCTGTCCGGCTTCTCAGCAGCTCCTGTCAAGAACGAAGGCTCCGCCATCGCTTATGACAATGCTCAGGAAGCCTTTACAGCTCGTTACACCCACGAGACCATCGCTTTGGGCTTCTCCATCACGGAAGAGGCTGTGGAAGACAACCTGTACGACAGTTTGTCCAGCCGCTATACCAAGGCTCTGGCCCGTGGCATGGCTTACACCAAACAGGTCAAAGCTGCCGCTATCTTGAACACTGGTTTCACCGCTGGCGTAACTTACGGCGACGGCGTTACCTTGTTCTCGACAGCTCACCCCTTGATCTCTGGTGGCGTCAACAGCAACCGTCCGGCTACTCCTGCCGACCTGAACGAGACTTCGTTGGAAAACGCCGTCATTCAGATCGCTGCTTGGACAGACGAACGCGGCCTGCTGATCGCAGCCAAGCCCAAGAAATTGGTGGTTCCACCTGCACTGCAATTCGTTGCAACTCGCTTGTTGGAAACTGAACTCCGCGTCGGCACTGCTGACAACGATATCAACGCCATCAAGAACAACGGCTCCATCCCCGGTGGTTACACGATCAACAACTTCTTGACCGACACCAACGCTTGGTTCCTGTTGACTGACGTGCCTAACGGTCTGAAGCACTTCGTTCGTTCGCCTCTGGCGAATTCTATGGATGGCGATTTTGACACCGGTAACGTGAGATATAAAGCTCGTGAACGTTACAGTTTCGGTGTTTCCGATCCATTGGGCGTTTATGGCTCTCCCGGAGCCTAATCTGTAAGGATTGGGGGGCCTCTTCGGAGGCCCTTTTCTTTGGTGTACAATTACCAGTGTCGAAACAGGAGATACCGTGGACACCACAAATTTACCCAAGACCAGAGCCGAGGCCAAGGCGACCGGAGCCAAGTATTACTTCACTGGCGACCCCTGCAAGCATGGGCACATTGCACCGCGCAAGACCAAAGGAGCCTGCATTGAGTGCCTGAAGGTTGAGTGGGCGCAGGCCATAGAAACCAGAGCCGAGTACTTCAAGGAGTACAACAAGTCAGAGGCTGGGCAAAAGGCGAAGAAGGGGTACTACGAGCGCAACAAAGACGCCGTAATTGCGTCGGCACAGGCTCGCCCAGATGAGGACAAGCGCCGCTACAAAAAGAACCACAAGATTGCAAATCCCGATATGTACCGAGAGCTTGTCAGCCTGCGCCGCCGACGCTTCCGTGACGCCACCCCAAAATGGCTGTCGCCAGAGCAGCGGATGGAGATTCGATTGAAGTACCGGCTGGCGATTGAGCTGAGCCGGGCCACCGGCGTTCGGCATGCGGTAGACCACGAGGTGCCAATTCAAGGCGAAGATGTCTGCGGCCTGCATGTGCCGTGGAACCTACGGGTCATCACCCAAGAAGAAAACTTGAAAAAGTACAACAAGCTCGTTGACTCCCCCGCACCCACCTGATATATTTCCACTACCCCCGGACTTTCCGGTGTATCTGACGGCTCCGGGCCGACGACATGCAGACAGATACGCCCCACTTGCATGTAAGGAATCATCATGGCTAATACCACCTTCAACGGCCCAGTTCGCTCCGAG